AACAAAGAAAGCTAACGGAGAACCACAAAATCCTGTTAATTTAGTAGGCGGTAATTTGACTTCTATTGATCCTAATATTTTAGGTAATGGTTCAATAGGTAATATTCGTATTTGGCAATATAATTATGAAGTAGGTGGTCGTAAAGGCGTAGCTTCAATGCTAACGGATGTTCAAGTAACTACTCTTAAAGAGTATACACCAAAACCTCGTGAAGACGATTTTGCAATGGTAGAAATGGAAGTAGTAAAAGTAGCAGATAATCAAGTAGTAGATGAAGATCAATTCTCATCATCAGATGAGCTAGAAGACGACTTGTCATTTTAATTAACTTAGGGAGAGATTCAGTTTGGGTCTCTCCCGATTTTATTAAGGAAATTAAATGATTTCTGAAATAAATTTTTGGATTCCCTATATTATTAGTCAGTCAATTATTGTGCTAGCATTACTTGCTTTACCTGTAACAATAGTAGTTTGGATTTATAGTATTATAAAAAATTACATTAAAAGAAGAAAGTTATAATGTATTACAGAAAAATATCAAATGGAATTATTGTCATTCATCACTCTGATAGTAAAAAAGAGATTACTTGGGGTAGAACAATGAATGTTAGCTTAGAAACAGTAGACATGTGTATTGCAATGTTGAACAACTATGAGGTAATGAGAAAAGATGGAACTGTGTAGAGGTGTATATTTAGCTGGGCCTATGGCTGGGTTAGAAGCACGAGATATGAAAGAATGGCGAAGCTATGCTCAAGAAAGATTATTAGAAGCTGATATTAAGGTTCTTGATCCTACTAGGCGTATTAGTTATCATGAGCAGAGTCTTAATGATAGAGGATTAGATCGTAACATTGCTAACAGAATCTTTAAGCAAGATTTAAGAGATATAGCCCGTTGTGAAGTATTGCTTGTAGATATGCGAGACATTCCAGGAGTTAAAGGTCAAGGTACTGCTGCGGAAGTAATGTTTGCTCATATGAAAAACAAAGTAATTATTATGTGGGTACCTCCTATCGATACTTTAAATCCTTTTATGACAGCAATGGCAACAGAAGTTCATGAAACACTAGATGAAGCAGTGGAGGCTTGTATTGAACATGCGGGATGATCACACTATAACAAATTACTTTTACGAAGTAACAATAGATGGAGCGTATTATGACAGTTGGATTGGTTATGAAACTGCTATCGAAAGAATAGAAGAACTTGCAAAGGACAGTACAATAGGTAGAATTGAGCTTTTTGAAATAGAACGTTCTCAAACATGGTTAGGAGTTTGGAATGAAAAATAAAAGAACTTATACTGTAATTTCTTATTATTGGCACAAAGAATGGGATAAAGAAGTTTCTTGGCAAACCCACGAAGGTTGTGATTGGTCTTATGTCGAAGATGTTATTGAACATCAAACTGGTTTAGGTTATAAAGTAAAAGTTTTTGAAGAAAGGCTAGAACATATTGACACCTATGAACCTATAGAGGATGATGATGATGATGATGGTCAACCTGATTGGGAACAAGAGTGGGAAGACCTTTATGGTCCTGAAAATTATATTACAGAAAGGTTGTAATGATGTGGATAATTAATATTGCAAAGAACTCAGGGCATAATTTATATGATGAATACTCAATTCAATGGCGACATTATTTTAGAGTAGAAACAAATGATTTCTGGCGAGTTCCTAATATTAGAGATGAGCTTAGATCTTTGTATAAGTTTCCTGATTATCAAATTGATGTTTATGAGACAAATTATTCTCGTAAAAAGTTAGATGAGGAACGTATAGAGGAGTTAAGACGTGAAGATTGAAGTATATTACAACTTACATAAACACTTATTTTCAGTTAAGTCCCGACAGAAAGATGACTATGGAAAAGTAATCCGTCATACTCTCGGTGTAGTGATTATATCACCAACGTTTGCTGTACGGCAAGCAGGACGATTAAAAGTTTTAAAAGAAAAAGTAAAAAATGTACATGCCTTTATAAGAGGTGAAGAGTTGTTAGATTACATTATCCCAAGCGGGAATCGCAGGTTTGTTACTTATAATCCATATAAGCATGAACACTTTGTATTTACAGATACAGAAGAAAGAATTTATAGTGCAGATATGGCGGTTTTAACTCAAAGTGGCGGCAAGCCAGTTATAGAGGTTTTTAATGGACAAACTATCAGCTGAAGAATTAGATGATCTATATGAAGAAAGAGCAGCAATACTTGAATATGATGCTGGTTATCCTAGATACGAAGCAGAGCAAAGAGCAGCTCAAGTTTATGGCTTTAAAAATAGGTCTGAATTAAAACGTTATATACAAAAAAGGAAAGCTAATGCAATATAAGGTGTATCGAACTCCTGCTATGCAGAAGCCAGACTATGATGGAGAAGAATGGCAAAGAGCAATTGATTGTTGGTCTTACTGGCGCTCTAATCAACATAACCCTATTATTAAAGTTTTTGATTTTAATAATGTATTAGTTTATTCTGCTGACACTAAAGAATATATTGAAGATTGGTCGAGGTACTTATTGATGAACAGAGTAGAAAAACGTATTATGAAAGAAATGAAAGAAGTAGACTTTCACGGTGACTTTGACAAAATGTCAAATGACGATCAAGATGCTATTATTAATCCTAAGCATTATAAAATGATTCCTAAAGAAGCTTACGATAAGTTTCCTGAAGGCTTAGAGTATATAGATCTTATGGAGTATATTCTTAAACAGCATAAAGGTGTTAAAGCGCATTTACTAGGCCATATATTTAAGTATGCTATGCGTTTAGGTAAAAAAGACGCTTCCTTGCAAGATGCTAAAAAGATTGAATGGTACGCTAATCGATTAGTAAAAGTGTTAGAAGGTTCACATAAATGATATATTACACTATATCTGAATTTCTTGAAACAACTCAAGACTGTGGTTGTGTTGATCTTTATTGGGAAGAAGTGCATAGTTCTTTTAACTTAGAAGAAATACGTAGTTATTTTCAAAAGATGAAGTCAGAAAAAAGAAGTGCGAGAGTAGAACGTACTGAAGTAATCATGGAGTACGATAATGAAACAAAATACGAATACGTGGCCTGATTTTGTAGAAAATATGGACTTTGGAGGTACTAAGATGTTAACTCAGGAAGAAATTGATAACTGGAATGCAGGGTATGATGAGCAAAAAGAAGCTTTTGAAAAAGTTAAACCAGATTTAAAACGAGTACAAAAGTCTTTATCTTCTGCAATGCATTACTTGCATGAAACAGGAGACTATGAATCTCATACAGTCGATGAAGTATTTAAAAAGATTAATGATGCACATCTACTATTAGGGGACTTATTAGATGATTGATTATAGTTTTATTAAGAGAATAGCAAGAATGTATCGCACTCAACACCCAGATCATTCTATTGCTAGTGCAGTAGCTAAAGCGTACGAAGCATATGATTTTTATAGAGAAGCCGAAGTGGAGATAATGGATGAACACACTAACACTTGAAAATTTAGAATTTGATTTAGCTGATGGTAATTATTCTGAGTTGGCAAATTCTCTAGAGTATTGGGCAAAAATGTTTTTATACAATGATGATTTACATTTAGTAGGCGGTAATTTGGATGAATATAGCGAATGCCTTGCTTATCTTCTTTATAACATGTCAAAAGAAATGAGGAAAATTGATGAGGCTAGTCTTTGACATAGAGGCAGATAATCTTCTGCCAAAGCTGTCTAAGTTTCATTGTGCGGGTGCTATTGATGTCGATACTGGTAAAGAATACTGGTTTCGACCTCATCAGCTTAATGAGTTCTTAGAATTATTAGATAAAGCAGACACTATTGTAGCACATAATGCTTTTGGCTATGATATTCCTGCCTTAACTAAGCTAACGGGTTGGCAACCTAAAGCCACAGTACATTGTACTAAAGTTATGTCTCAAGTTCTTAACTATCGTAGATTTGGATTTGGTCATTCTTTAAAGCTATGGGGTGAATTCTTTAACGATAATAAAGGAGAGTATTCATCGGGCTTTGAAGAGTTTAATGAAGAAATGTTTGTATATATGCAACAAGATGTTCGCCTTGGTACTAAGGTTTATAAATACTTGTTAAAAGAATTACAAACTTATGTTAAAAATACTAAATCAAAGGCAGTATTAAAAGCATTACGCTTAGAAATGAACCTAGACAGGATTATGGTAGAGCAATGCCAGAATGGTTGGAAGTTTGATAAATCAGCTGCAGAAGCGTTATTAGTTACAATTGATAATAAAATGAAGATTATTTCTGATTTTATTAATCCTAAGCTAAGTGCTTCTGTAAAAGTAGTTGATCCTGATACAAAGAAAGAACACGAACCAATTACAGGAAAACGCTATGCAATCGAAAAGAAACCGACTTACACGAAATCAGGAAAACTTAGTTCGCACATACAGCGTTGGTTTGGGCTTCCTGATGGCACCACTGTTGATACTTGCCCCATTTGGGCTAGTTACTGTAGGATTGATTTTGTTATTGGTGACATTGGTAATACTGATACGGTTAAACGTTATCTCTATTCAATCGGATGGAAACCGGACGAATGGAATTGGAAAAGAGTCAATGGAGAATTCATCAAGGTATCTCCAAAACTCTCCGATAATTCCTTGGAACCACTTGGGGAAGTGGGACAATCATTAATGGAGTATTATACTCTTAGATCTCGTAAGTCAATACTTGAAGGGTGGTTTGACCATGTGGATAAAAATAATAGGCTTCATGGCGATGTCTTTAATATTGGTACTCCTACTTTTAGACAGACCCATAAAATTATTGCTAATTTGCCTTCAGGAAAAGCCACTCTCGGACCAGAGTTCCGAAGACTATTTACTATCCCTGTGGGATATAAGTTGGTTAGCGCTGATTCAGCCGCTTGCCAATTGCGTTTATTAGCGCATTATATGGATGATCCTAAGTTTACTGATACAGTACTTAATGGGGATATTCATCAAATGAATGCAGATATTATCGGCTGTACTCGCGATCAAGCTAAGCGATTTATTTTTGCTTATCTTTATGGTGCTGGTGCTCAAAAGCTTAGCGGATATATTGATCAAACAGTAAATCAAGCCAAACAAGCTATGAAGCGATATAAAGCTGCTTTACCTGCTTTAGCTAAGCTAGTTGATAAAGTCAATGGGTTAATAGAAAAACAAGGGTTTATTCCAGGCTTGGATGATAGAAAAATATGCTTAGATCCTTCTGAAAGGCATAAAGCTCTTAATTATCTTATTCAAGGCGCTGAAGCAGTAGTTATGAAAGCTACTGTTGATCTTATTGACCAACGTCTAAAAGAAAATAAAATTGATTTTAAACACTTGTTGTTTTATCATGACGAGCATACTGTAGAAGTTAAAGAAAATGAAGCAGAACAAGCTAAAGAAATTATTATTAAATGCTTTGAAGATGCGCCTAAGCAGTATGGTATTAATATTATGACTTGTGGTGATTGTAAAATAGGAGATGATTACTATGAAGTTCACTGATGAATATGAGTATGAAGTTTGGTTCTTAAATTCAAAAGAACCAAAGTATTATGATCATTATGGAAAAGACGAGGCAGAGTATGAAGCTGCACTGTTATCTGAAAAATGGTCGCCTGTTGAACTTCGTGTAATTAAAATTACAAGAACACTAGACAAAGTAGTTAAATATAGTTAGGAGATGACTATTATGACGTCCATTAGACCGATGACTGATGACGAAAGAAACAGAGCTAAAGAAAGAGCAATAGCTAATATGCACGATCCCTTTGGTAACTTTCCTAAAAAATCTTTAGAAGCTAGAATAGAAGCTATTGAAGAATTTATGGAAGTATTACTAGACAAGCCTGAATATCAACACGCCTTAGAAGTTAAACGCATGAAAGCTAACGTAAAAAGGAGCATACATGAGCACTACAAAGTCAAGCCCAACTACACTGAGTAAAGATCATGAAAAAGTTTTTAGAGCATGGATTAAAGAAGGCTATGTTAACGATGACACAATAAATAACTATCTATATTTTGTTAGAGATTGGTATCAAAAAGAAAAGGAAAAAGATGATTAAAAGAGTTCCTTTAAAGTCTGGAGATGAAATGGATGCTTTTAGCAAATGGCGTAAATTTCTTAATTTTAAAAGAGGAGAATTGAAAAAGATTAAACGTGCTTACAATAAAAGACTTCGTAAGGCTAATAAGGAGACATGCCAATGAGTATTACTACATCTATGGAAGTTATGATTCAAACTCATTTTAATAAATTTTTTGAAGAGCTTAAATTTCAAGGAATTGAGCTAAGTCGAGATTTAATAAAAGACATTGAAGACTTAGAATATGATTGTATTGAAGTAACTAAAAGTCAAAATAGTACAGAGCATGAAGAATGGTACGAAAACGGCTATGAAAGTGGTTTTGAAAACGGTCGTGAAATGGGATATGACGATGGCTGGGATGAGGGTTATACATCAGCTAAGGAAGAGATAGAAGAATAATGTATACAGTAGAGTTTATTGATGACGATGCTGTTATAACTACTATGTCAGAGGATGATGACCAAGAAGACGTTCAAGTTATTATTGGTGATAATTCTACTGTGTTTGTTAGGCAGTGGCAAGAATACAAAAACGAGTTTGATGTTGTAGTAATGACGTTTCAACAGTTACTTGATATTGTTGCAGCTGTTAACAGCCCTGAAGGTTTGTTTAAATTAGAGCTTATTAAGGATAAAAAATGAATAATGAATTATATCAATCATTAGCTGTTCAATTTTATGGTGATACTCACGTACACGCTGACAACTTAAAAGCGGGTATTCGTGAAGAAGTAGAAGAAGTATGTAATGCTACTAGCCGTGAAAATCTTATTGATGAGCTAGGTGATGTACTATGGTACGTTACTGTTTTAACTGACAATGCAGGATTAGACTTAGGTGATATTATGTTAGCTAATATTAATAAGCTTGAAAGGAGAGCTTTAAATGGAAAGTAAAGTACATAGCATAGAAGTAGTTTCTATTGATGAACATGAGGATGGTTCTGCAACCTTAGAGCTAGATCTTGACAAAGAAACTTTTGCTCAAATCTTTAACATGGGATTTCTTGAATTAGTTCGCAGAGGTATGGAGACTGAAGAAAACAAAGAGTAAATAATACCTGACGTTAAAGAACAATTAAAGGAGCTATTATGTTAGCTATTGTTGATGGTGATGTGTTACTATATATGAGTATATGGGGTGCAGAAACCAAAGAAGAAGCACGAGAAAACTTTGATAGTCTTTTTACTGCTATCTTAGAAAGCTTATTTACAAATGATTATGTCATGGCCTTAGGTGGCCCTGATAACTTTAGAGTAGACTTATACCCTGAATATAAAGCTAATCGATCAAAGTCAAAATCTACAAGACCAGACTGGTTCTTAGATTTGAAATCAGATGTTGTAAATGAATATGAAGGTTGTATACTAACAGATAATTGTGAAGCTGACGACATGATTCGCATTTGGGCCAATGAATGTAAGCAACCTTATGTAATTGTCACTGTAGATAAAGATTTAGACTGCATTGAAGGTCTTCATTACAATCCTCGTAAAAAAGAAACTTATACAATTGACAAAGACTATGCTGATTATTTTTATTGGAAACAATTACTTATGGGTGATAGTGTAGATAATATCCCAGGTATTCCTAAAGTTGGACCTAAGAAAGCTGAGAAAATGCTTGAAGGTACAACACTACCTGCACACCGAAAAGAAATTGTTTGCAAAGCCTATAATGATTTTTATAGTGAAGAAGGCCATGCTCATATGTTAGCTAATGGAAAGCTATTACATATCTGGCGCAAACAAGATGATCACTTTAACTTGCCAAAAGAAAAGTACAATGCCTATGTTAACAGATAAAGGCCACTGGGAATATAATAAAAAGTTTGATCCTAGTGAGTGGTTTGGCTTTGTATATTGTATAGAAAATTTAACTACTAAACAGTATTATATTGGAAAGAAACAATTTTGGCATGGCGGTAAAAAGAAATCTAGAACTTACGGAAAAGCAATGACATGGAAAACTTATATAGGTTCTTCTAAAGCTTTAAAACAAGACATTAATAAGTACAAAAAAGATAACTTTAGATTTGAAATTGTAGACCTTTATAAAACTAAAGGTGGATTGTATTATGCAGAAGCTTATCTACAAATGTTATCTGATTGTATGACAGAATACTTACCTGATAATGTTACACCTAGGTTTTACAATAGACAAATTGCTGCTATTAGATTTGTACCAAAAGAGTTTCCTACTACAAAAACCAAGAGGTATGTTAATGCATTAAAGAAAAGGTTTTTATAATGGAAGTATCACCGATGGCAGTAGCCTTATGGATTGTAAGTGTTGGCTTATTAGCCTTTACTTTAGTCTCAGAAATTATGGGTTATCACTTAGTTAATCCTATTACAAGTATTATATTCTTTTTATTGTTTCAAGAAATGTCTAAATTCACAGCACATATAGGAGCAGATGATGGGGACAATAGTCACTCGTAATCAACCATGTGAAAAGTGTGGCAGTTCAGATGCCAAACAAATTTATGAAGAAGGCTCTGCATTTTGTTTTTCTTGTAGAGCCTCTTTTCCTGCCCCAAAGGAGGGCAACATGCAGATGGTAAAAACACAATATGTAAAAACTGATGAATTAGTTTGTCGTATTAATGACACGGTAACAGAAATTACAGAAGAATATCCGATACGCGGCTTTAAAGAACGAAATATTTATAAACAAGTATCGGAGCATTACGGTGTTAAAGTATCTTATAATATTGACGGAGATATTTCTAGTCATTACTATCCTTATTATGTGGGCAGTAAGCTCTCCGGTTACAAAGTTAGAGAGCTACCCAAAACCTTTACCTCCTGTGGTACCGTTAGAGGTGGACTATTTGGACAACAACTCTACAACGGCGGTAAAAGATTAGTTATAACGGAGGGCGAGTTAGATGCTATGGCAGTCCAATCGGCTTGGTATAAGAAGTATAAGACTTTTTATCCTGTAGTTAGTGTTCGTAGTGCTAGTTCTATACGAGATCTTATCGAATGTCGTGATTGGATTCGTAACTTTGATGAAGTTATTTTATGGCTTGATAAAGACGAAGCTGGTGAAAAAGCAGTAAAGGAAGCTGCTCGTATAATTGGCTACGATAAAATTAAAATAGCTAAATCAACAGAAAAAGATGCTAGTGATCTTTGGATTAAAGAACCTGACAAAGTATTAAAAGTAATCTACGATGCAGTAGAGTATACACCTGCAGGTATTCTTACTAAAGATGAACTATGGACTCAACTGGAGGCTTATAATGAAATTGAATCTGTACCTTATCCCGACTTTATGGAAGGTCTTAATGAAAAGCTTAAAGGTATGCGATTCGGAGAAATCACTCTCTGGACTAGCGGAACCGGATCAGGTAAAAGTACGCTTCTTCGGGAAATTGCTGTACATCTTCTTGAAAGAACTGAAGATAAAATCGGCCTTATCAGTCTGGAAGAAAGTCCCGCTGAGACTGCAAGAAAAATGTCTGGAATGGCTCTTAGTAGAAATCCTGCCAAAGAGGAGATCCCTATAGATGAACTTAAAGAAGGATTTGATACTATTTTCAGTGATAACCGTGTTATGGTCCTTGATCATCAAGGTTCTATATCTGATGGCTCCATCATGGATTTTCTTGAGTATATGTGTCTTAGCGGTTGTAAGTATCTCTTTGTGGACCACATTACTATACTTGCTTCTGAAGGAACTGAAGGACTTACCGGAAACGAAGCGATAGATAAAATTATGAATGATCTTTTACGTTTGGTTAAGAAATATAACGTATGGTTAGGTCTTATTAGCCACTTGCGTAAAACAGATAACAAAGGTAAAAGCTTTGAAGAAGGTAAGCTACCCTCTATGGACGATATTCGTGGCTCCGGTAGTATTAAACAAATTAGTATGGATATTATTGCTTTTGCTAGAAACGTTGGTTCAGAAAGCGAAGAAGAAAGAAATACTATTAGAACTAAGGTTCTTAAATGTAGATATACAGGTTTAACTGGCCCATCGGGTTCTATGTTTTATAACTTTGACACAGGCAGATTAAGAAAGGGTTCCGATGAATTCAACGAAGAGAACTTTGAGCGAGTTTGATTCTCCACCAGACGAGTTTTGGATGTCTATTATATTACAGCTACTAGACGGCGGTGCAGATGTATCAGAAATTAATCCTAATGTAATGGAATTTATAGAAAAGATAGTTAACTCTTTTCACAACATTAACGAACAAAGTACAGAGTTAGGTGACAGGTTTTATTATTTTGCAGATACAATAATGAATTCACACTTACAATCAAAAAGGAATATGCACTAATGTATACTCAAACAATGACAGCGGTTTATAACTCGCTTAAGAAAAAAGGGTTTTCAGACGAAGACTTTGATAAATGGCTTCTTAATCCTAATATTAGAAAATTGTATCCACAAGCAGCACTAGATGTAATTAGCACTATGTGGTATTCAGCGGTATTAAAACCCAAACCCAAAAAGAAAAAACCAGCAGCTAAACCGTTGGATTCATTCAAGTATTTTAACGAAAACGAACAGGAGTAGCTTACTATGAAAGCTTACGAAGACTTTATCCATCTTTCACGATACTCACGTTTTATAGCTGATTGGAATCGGCGCGAAACGTGGAACGAAACTGTAGATAGACTCATCGGATTTTGGAAAGAACAAATCGGTAATAATGTTATTACTGATGCGGAATTCCAAGAAGTGCATGATGCTGTATACAACAAAGAAGTCATGCCTTCTATGCGCTCTATGTGGAGTGCAGGAGACGCATTATCAAAAAATCACTTCCGAGGTTACAATTGTAGCTTTGCAGAAGTTGATCATCCTAGAGTATTTGATGAAATACTTTACATTCTTATGGCTGGTACAGGTGTAGGCTTTTCAGCTGAAGCTAGTGCCGTAAATAAATTGCCTATTATTAATGATCAATTTGTTAAAACAGAACGTACTATTTCTATTGAAGATAGTGCTGAAGGTTGGGCAAAAGGATTACGTAAGCTTATAGCAGATTTATATTTAGGAAACATTCATGAATGGGATTATTCTAAAATTAGACCAGAAGGTGCGCGTCTTAAAACTATGGGTGGTCGGGCTTCTGGTCCTGAACCTCTTAAACGTTTATTTGAGTTTGTAACAAATACCTTTAAGAACGCAGCGGGGCGTAAACTACGTCCTATTGAAGTACATGACATTGTATGTAAGATTGCAGAGATTGTTGTAGTAGGTGGTGTACGCCGCTCTGCTTTAATTTCTTTAAGCGATCTTACAGATCCAGAAGTACGTGATGCTAAATCAGGTATGTGGTGGGAAAATAACTCACAACGTGCTTTAGCGAATAACTCTGCTGCTTATGATCAAAAACCTTCTATGGATGTATTTATGGAAGAGTGGTTAGCGCTTAAGAAGTCAGGCTCTGGTGAGCGTGGTATTTACAGCCGGTATGGTGCTCAACGTAATACTAACGGGGGTCGTAGGGATAGTTCACAAATTCGTGGTACTAATCCTTGTGCAGAAATTTTATTGCGTTCAGGACAACTGTGTAACTTATCTGAAGTAGTATGTCGTGTAGATGATACAGAAGAAGACCTCAAGCGTAAAGTGCGTATTGCTACTATTCTTGGTACTTTCCAAGCCTCACTAACAGATTTTAAATACGTGCGAAAGATATGGCAGAAAAATTGTGAAGAAGAAAGCTTACTGGGTGTAAGTTTAACTGGTATTCAGGATTGTAAGCTATTACAAAACCCTGATCCAAAGCTGTTAAAGGAAATGAAAGATGTTGCCATACGAACTAATAAAGAATACGCCGAAAGGCTTTCTATTAACCCCGCTACAGCTATTACTACAGTTAAGCCAAGCGGTACTGTTAGCCAGCTTGTTGACAGCGCTAGTGGCATTCATGGTCGCTTTGCCCCTTATTATATTCGATCTGTTCGTCAGTCAAACAACGATCCTTTAACCCAACTTCTTAAGGATCAAGGTGTACCTAACGAACCAGACGCTATGAACTTAGAGCGTACTACTGTGTTTTACTTCCCGATTAAATCACCAGAGGGTGCTACACTAGCTAATGAACAACCAGCTATTGAGCAGCTTGAGAACTGGTTGACTTATCAAACTTGGTGGTCAGA